ACGGCCGCCGCCGCCACCGCCGCCCCAAACCTCAATCAAAACTACTGTGTCAGGGTCGTAACCAGTAGGACGCGTCCAAGTGCCAGATGTCGTGAATGCCTGATAGGTCGGTCCAGCGCCTGCAGCACCACCACCCGCGCTAGACAAGATGCGGAACGCGCTGCCGACAAACTCGATCAGGGACCGCCGCCCCGCCGCCAGCGCAGATGCCGCAAGCGCGACGTTGTCCGCGTCCACGACCGGAACTGCCGTCCCGCCGTTGATTGCCAGCGTGACGGCACCCGTGTTTGCTGCTGCCCATGTGATGGTGAACTTCATCCCATTGACCAAGCCGCCCGGATCGAGCGGCGGGTCTAGCGATGCCGTCACGGCGTTGCCCGTGCCCGCGACGGCGGTCAGAGGGAACGCCGCCGCGTCGAAAAGCGACTTCAGCCGCTGAGCGTACTCGTTGAGGAAAACGTCGCCGTCTACCGGCGAGGGAGAGGAACCGGAGAAGGTCGTCCGTGGCGGCATGGTTTATCCTTTTAGGCCCAGAGTTCAGGGGCTTCGTCGACAAGGGTCAGGGTAGCGGTGAAGTCCTCGCGCGGTTCCACGCTGAAGACGATCAGGCGCAGGACCTCCTGCCCCTTCGCTCCAATCGAGACGAGCGCGCCTTCGTAGACATCGGCGGCTGGGATCGGCGCGGCCAAGTTCAGCGTGGTATGTTCGCCCGAGGCGTTGGTCAGGACGCGCACCGCGCCGGGGCCGTCCGGGGTTCGGATGACCGCCCCGCTGCGCTTGCCGAGCAGCAGCATGTCCGGCACGGCCAGCAGGTCCGTCACTGCCAGAAGATCCGGCTCATTCGTGATCGACACGGCGCAATCCAGCGTGATCGCCGTGACCTGCCCCGATCCGTTGAGCGTCCAGTTGACGATCCGGGCCGATCCGGCGAACTGGGACAGGAGGTCATGCTGGACCCCCACCAGATCACCGCGCCGCGCCACGATGGCCTCAACCGGCGCGTCGAGGCTGTAGAACGTCGATCGATACCTGCTCTGTTCCTGATCATAGGTCGCGCGGGCGATGACCTCGGCCTCTGTGACCGGGCCTTCATAGGTCACCTGCTCCAAAACGCGCGGCGTTCCCACGAAACCGGGGCGCGGCACCACGATCTGGCGCGTCTCATAGTCCTGACTTGCGTCCCGGAACGATGCCCTGAGCCCGTCCGGCACCTTGGCGAAGCCTTTCGACCACCGGAACCCGCTGGAGTTGCGCGGCGTGAACAGCTGCACCGGGGCCTCGGCGCTGCGGTCATAGTCCCGCGCTACGCCGTAGATCTCCGACATGTAGGGCCGGGCATAGCCGCAGCCCGCGATGATCGATGCCACCTCAGAGACGCTCTGGTCCTCGATCAGCGCGTTGCAGTGCCACCCCGCCGCGCGCCACGTCACCAGCGTGTCGTCATCGATCGTGTCGACCGGTACAGGGTTGGCGTTCAGATAGCCTGCGAACACATCGCGCAGATGCGGAGCAGGGTTGTCCGTCACGGCCCATGTGTTCCAGCCCGCGCCATCCCAATCCCTGACCCAGCCGCCTGCGATGCATGACACCGATTCAAGCGCCCGGTTCCGCGCCCGCACCGCGATCAGGGCGAGCTGGTCCGTCGGCACAGGATGCTGGTTCCAGATCGAGACGGACCGCAGCAGGTACAGCGCGTCGGACAGGCCGTTTCTGGTGCGGACGATGAGGCCCGGAGACCCCTGATAGCCGAACAGGTCCCAGACCGTGCCGGAATGGGCATAGGTCGAGGCGACATAGGTCGAAGCCGTGAAGCTCGCGCCCCGCGTGACCTCGATCTCGTAGCGCCCGCGCGGGAAGCTTGACGTGCCGAGAACGAAGCGCGCGGTGTAGCGGTTCATGTCGGTGTAGAGCACCCCGCTCGTAGCAAGGTTGCCCTGCGCCAACCACGCATCGCCGGATGATCCGAACCACGGATCTGCGTTCCATGCCGCGTTGACCGGGGCAGCGGTCTGGGCCGGGCTGTTCCGCCGCGCCTCGACGAAGCCCTCACCGGAAGATGCGCCGGGAGAGACCGAAGGATCGTCGCTCCATTCCAGCTTGATCGTGGCCCGCAGCTGGCGAAGGCTTGCGCCTTGAAAATGCAGCTCCGGCAGGTTGCGCCATGTCGTGGTGCCCGCGAGGCGGATGCGGATGCGGATCGGCACGCGGATCTGCACCGTGGTGCTGCCCTGATCGTGCAGGCCCTGCGGAAAGGCGATGTGCAGCCACTGCTCGTCTGGATCGTCCCGCGTGACCATGATGTACGGCTGCGGCAGGGCATCCTCGATCGCGCCGGTCACGGAATCGATGGTACGCCCGTCGGTGTCAGAAACCGAGTGCGCCACCATTTCCTGCTGGACGCTTTCCGTCTTGGACTGACGCTGCACCAGCGTCAGCGGCAGATCACCGGGCCAACCCTCGCGCGTCTCGAACTCGACCCCGATGTCCTCGATCGGCGCGGCCCCGACCTTGATGTCGGTCAGCCGATGAGGCCCGGACAGGCAGAACACCGCCTCGACCACCTCGTCGCGCCCGTCGAAATAAGTCAGCGGTTCGATGGCAAGCGGTGGGAAGACCTTCCGCTCCCCCACGACGCGAGGAATGGCGCCGTTCGGTTCGAGGATGTTCCCCTCCGCCGAGGCCGCGCCCTCGTTGACGATGCGGTTCGCGGCCTCGTTCTGGCGCGCCGTGGGCGGGGCCGACAGCGCTGACAAGGCCAGCGACCCGACAAGGCCGACACCGGTCGCGACGGCCCGCGCCAAAAAGGTGCCGCCCTTGATCCCCAGAGCCTTGATCCCGTTCGCAGCGATCCCGCCCGTGACCGCGATCAGCGCGATGGAGGCGACGAGGGCAAGGATCTGCTTGCCGCCCCCGTCATCACCGCCACCCATGGGCGTGGCATGGAACGTGACCTCGACCGGCACCCCGTTGTGGTGCGGCTTGGGCTTGATCATCCGCCATGCCGTGCGCTGAACCGGGCGGCCATTGACGCAGATCGTGCCCCGCTCGGCGAAGTCATGGGGCAGCGACGGCATCTGACGCGCCATCTCGGCAAGGGTCAGGCCCTCCGGCAGATAGGCCACGCGCGGCTCGATCCCGAACGGCTCGCGATACACTGCCAAGATCGTCACGCCGCCCGCCTCCTGTAACCCAGAATCCGCCCCGCCACGGTGAAGTTCTTCACCGGGACAACCACCGCCGCTGAAGCGGCTTCGACATGCAGCAGGCGCTGCGCATCGATCATCACGCCGACATGCGCCACGACAGCCCCGCCACGCGGCGTCCGCATCAGGCAGACATCGAACTCCTGCGGATCATCGACCGCGATCCAGCCATCGTCCTTCCGCGCCTCCATGGTGCGCGCCACCCGCACCAAGTCGCGTGCCGAGATCTCGCCATAGGCAGGAAGATCGACGCCGAGGCAGTCCCGATAGACCGCCGCGACGAGCGACCAGCACGTCGCCTCGCCCTGCCCCTCCCCGAAAGGCAGGCCGACATACTTCGCGTACCACTGCATCAGCGGAACAGCCCCGGCAGCCTGTCCTGCGTGGCCCGGACATTGGGCCACGGCTCTACGCTGAAATCCGCCAGCTCGACATCGCCGACGAGCTGAGACACGTCGCCTTCGGCGTTCACCAGCTCGAAGTGCCGGAAAGCATAGATCGGGGCCGTGGCAGCGATCTCCGTGCGCGGATCGACGGACAGGTTGAAGTCCGCCGAACTGCGCAGCACAAGTTCCGCCTTCGCCCTGGTCTGCGACTGGCGCAGCGCCTCGCCGATGCGGCGGTCAAGGTTGGTCACCACGATCTGCGTGCGCGGGCCGCTCTCCGTATCGGTGAGCTGCTTGATGCCGAACGGGATGCCCTCATAACGCACCCCGCCGACCTGATAGGCCATCACGTCCGAAACGACCCGGATCGGATCGGCGAAGGCGGGATGCTCGATGGTCAGGAAGGCGATCAGCGCGTGCGGCGAGCTTTCCTGTTCCAGCGTGAGGCGCTGCGCCTCGGCATCGACTCTGCTCATGGGATAAAGGCCACGATCCGCGACACGCCACCCGGCGCGGTGGCCGGGATCTGGCCCGCCGTCACGACGCGCGACAGTTGCTCTGTCACCACCCCCAAGGGCGTGGCCGTGGTGTAGACATCGAAGGTCCCGGCCACGGCCGCCACGGCTGATGCTGCGGTCCTAATCCCGTCGACGCCGAACACCGATCCGGCATAGTCCGCCACCACCTTCGGGACGCGGTTTTCGTTGGGGCGCACATAGGGCGCCCACCACGGCGTTCCGGGCTGGCGCAGAGCGGTAAAGCTGACCAGCACATAACCTTTCGCGGTCTGGCTCACGTCATAGGGCCGCTGGCCGGACTTGAACCGCCACAGCCCGATGACACCCGTAACCGGATGCCGCCACGCAAAGGACTTCGCGCCCCGCGTCAGATCGTTGTCGAACCACGCCTCGAAGGCGTTGAACTGCGCCAAGGTGAACGGCGACATCGGCACGGTCCACTCCTCCCAGCGGGCCGTGGTGGCGGCGCGGGTGATTTCCGGGCCGCGCTCAGGCTGGAACGCCGCGCGGGCCTCGATGGGGCCACCCGTCGCGCGATAGCGTTCGGGACAGTCAGGGACCGTTGTCGGCCAGTACGGGATCATCTCTTCACCCCCGCCGGACGCGCCGAATAGCGCCCGCGCATGGCCGAGTCATGATCGCCACGGGCCAACTGCTTCCCGACCGTGATCCGGATCAGCTCATCGCCGTTCGGGCCTTGTTGCCGCTCCTGCCGCACTTCGCCACCGCCTTGGTTGATGACCTGCACCATGGTGCGCGAACCGCCACCGGCACCGGCTGCCTTCACGCCGAGCGAGCCGTTGACGCGGGTCAGCGGCAGGATCGCCTCCGGCCCCGCCTCGCCCATCAGGCCCATGCCACCGCGCATCGGAAAGGCGGTCGGGCCATTCACCACGCCACCCGTTGCAAAGGCCTGCACTCGCCCGCCCATGAACACGTTGCCCATCGCGGACTTGGTCAGGGGCAGGAAGCCGCCAGCGCCGAAGACGTTGGGCATCAGGCTGCCGAGAAGGTTGAAGATCTGGTTCTCGATCATCATGGAGGCCAGACGCGTGACCATCCTTTTGACCGCGTCTTCGGCCTTCATCGAACCGTCGATCACGCCCGAGATCATGTCCGAGAAGCCCGACCGGAACGTGTCAGCGAACTGGGACAGGCCATCGCTCGTATCGCGGTACTTGTCCTTGAGGCCGTCGATGGCGCGGGAATACGTGTCCTGCGTGATGGCGTTCATCCGCAGAAGCTCCCCGAGCCGCTGCTCCTCCATGCGGTACTTCTCCGCCGCGGTGCGGGTCTCGTCATAGACCCGCTTGGCCTCCGCGGCGATGTCGTTTCCACCGCCGCCGCCACCGCCGCCACGACCCGCGCTGACAGGCTTCGGTGCACCAGTCCCCGATGGGGTGCCGCGACCTCCATACTTGTCCATCGCCCGGCCCGCAGGGGAGAACTCCATCTTCATGGATTCGAGCTGACCCTCGGCGGCGATACGAGCCTGCGCCGCTTCCCATGCCTTCGTGGCAAGGGCTTGCAGCGCGGGCAGCGCGCCCGCTGCGGCGGTTCCGATACCAGCCACTCCAGTTGCCGCAGCGCTTGCACCGGCGGCAACGGAGGACAGGATGCCGGGCATCTCCGATAGGTCGACGTTGGCCTCGGCTGCGATGCGCTGCATCTCTTCAAGAGCCGCGGCGGCTTCGCGCAAGGGGGCTGGCAGTTCATAGCCCACCGGGACGATCTGCTGGATGATCGCCAGAGCTTCCCCAGAGGCGCGCGCGATCTCCTCCATCGACTTGGCCTGACCGACCGCCTCGATCGCAGCAGCGAGGCGCAACGCCTGATCCACTGTCATCCCAAGGGCGGCGGCTGCCGCTTCAGCGTTGTCCTTGGCCCCGGCCAGCGCTTCCTGCGCCATCAGGACGTTGGAACCCGTCGCCATACCAGAGGCCTCTTGGGCCTTGAGCCGGTCGAACTGCTCTTGCAGCATGGTGGCTGTTTCGACCATCGCTTGCAGGCTGGTGAGCGGGCCTTTGATTGCGCCAACAGTGCTCTGCAACTGGTCGACGGTATCGGCGAGCGCGACTCCAGCCATGTATTCCGAGAACGCCCTAACCTCGGTCGCGAAGTCGCCGAACTTCTCCGTCAGCTCCGCCGTCGTCATGGCGGCGACCTGAATGTACTGCTGATAGTCGCTGATCGATTTGCCGAGGTTTTGTACGGCCTTTTCCGCTGTTTCGCTGGCCTCACCAGCGGAGAAAAGGCCGCTCGCAAGTGGTATCAGTGCCGCCGCAGCCGCCCCGGAAAGAGCGCCGATTAGGCCCATGCTGCCCAGCAACTGAGGGAGCTGTTGGGAGAGCGCCCGCATGGGGTCGGTCCCGGCCCCCACCTGCACAAAGAAGTCCCCCACCTGAAACGCTGCGTTCTGCGCGGCAAAGCCGAGATCACGGTACTGCCCCGCATTCTCCCGCATCTGGCGGCCCTTGCGGGCCAGACCTTCCGTGGCGCCACTGTTCGTCCGGCGGAACTCGTTGTCGATCTTGCGCAGCTCGTCCGAGACGGTCTTGCTGGCCTTCTTCGTTTCCGAAATCATCTTGGTCGCATTGGCCTCGAGGCGGACCAGAAGCGCTTGGATGTCTTCGCTCATGCCTAGAAGCCCTCAATGCCGAGATCGCGCAGGCGATCTTCCTCGATGTCGCCTTTCGGCGCGTCCTTCTTGCCGCCGTGGAACCGGCGCACTCCATCCATGCAGGCCATGAACTCCCAGAGCGTCATTCCGTCGATTTGGGCAGGGGTGAACCCGGCAGCGGCCCCGGAACCGTAGAACTGGCTGAACCGCCATTTCCCGACTGTCCCGTCTGATCCACCCCCATCGGCTCCCCCACTTCGTCATCCGCCACTCCGGCCAAAGCCGAGCCGAGAACGCCGATGGCGAGGGGAACCAGACCGCTTAGGCCGTGCAACTCGGCCATTGCGACGACAAGCTTCCCGGCCTCCTGACGGTCCATTCCGCCGCCGATCAGTCCGAACTGGATCGTGCGGATCGGGTCATCGACGCGCCACGTCCCGATCTGCAGCTTGGTCAGGAGTTCGAGCGGCCCCGCATTGGTCTGATCTTGCAGGCCGCGCAGTTCGCCGAGCCGAAGAGCGAAGTCATGCTCCCCGCCCTCCCAGCTCAGCCGGACGGTTCGCCCCATCAGGCCACCCGATCCGTGCGGGTCGGAGTGCCGTCGAACTGGATTTCGACCGTGGCCGTGACCTTCTGGCCCTTGGTCCGCGAGTTCGACAGGTTCGCCAGCAGCGCCGGACCCGCCTCGGTCTCAAGATCGCCGACCAAGGCCCGCGTGTTGCGCAGGCGGATGTTTCGGGTAGCGCCGCTGTAGAACCAGTCCGACATCGTGCCCCAGGACTGCTGCGCCCACACGCCCGAGGCGCTGATCGAGACCTCGATGGAGCGCACCTGCTTTTCAAGCGAGTGCGGCAGGGATTCGTCGTCGCAATCCGGGATCTCGACGGTGTCGATGTTCGAGGTGCGGGTCACTTCGACATCGGTCAGGCCGCAGATGCGGGTAAAGGTGCCGGGCGTCGAGGTCTCGATCTCCAGCACCATCTCTTCAAACTTCTGGGTCACGGCGACAGCCATGTGAACCTCCTTTTGGAACAGGACCGCTGATGCGGCGGATCAGGATTGCTTGCGCGGGGTTTTGCCCCGCCGCGCGGCGGGCTTCTCCACCGGGACAGCGGCCCCGGCGGCGATGGCTGCCGCGATGAAATCGCGGGGAAAGGCTTGCGGATCGGGCGAGGTTTTTGCGCCGAATCCGATCCGGCTATTCGGCCTGCCCCAGTGGAACTCCCGAAGGAACACCGCCTTAGTGGTTTCAGAGGGCATTCTTCAGGCCACGCTTTACAGCGCGCGAAAGGGCCCCACGGATCTTGCGCCGCTTCGACCGATAGGCCGGGAAGAAAAACGGGTTTGCGGGCATGTTGCGCGTCCCGAACTCCTGAAAGCGGGCATAGAACGTGCCGCCGTCCTTCTTCTTTCCCGCGGCCCCGGCGTAGACCGTGATCCGTAGGCTCGAACCTTCCGACGCAGCAACGGTGCCGAGCTTGATCGATCCTGCCGGAGCATCGCCCCACGTCCAGCCGATCGAGGCAGCCAGCGCGCCGCTGTCTTTCGGCGCGAGGCGGCGCATCATTTCGACCAGTTCGGTGGCCTGCTTCTCAAGCTCCTTGCGGACCTCCTCGATCACCACCTTCGGGATCAGCGCCATCTTGCGCTGAAACGCGGACAGGCCTTCGACAGCCATCAGGCCACCTCTTCCTCGATCTCAGCTTCGATCTGGATCACGCCGTGGGTGGTGCGCCCGTCCGGGTCATCGAAGACGCGGGCCAGTGCGACCCGCATAGTGACCAAAGCCCCGACGGTCAGGTTCCCCGTCGCGTCATGCAAGCAGGCCCGGACCGCATCGACTACGGCCTTGGCCTCGCGCTTGCCGTCCTGCGCCTCGGACCAGACATCGAGCTGGATGGTTTCGACGCGACCGTCGATGCACTCGTGATCATCCGGCACGAAGTCCGACGCGCCGAAAGTGATGTAGGGAGCGGCCACCGTTGCCGATGGCCGGTCGTAGATCTTGTCTCCCACCACCGCGCCAACGCCCGCATCCGCGACCAGCAGATCAAAGATCAGCTTCTGCAGAGCGTTGGACGTGCTCATGGCCTGGATCAGGCCACGGAACGCGCGAGGATGGCGATCTGGTAGTTGATCGTCCCCCCGGCAGAGTTGGCCACGCGCAGGATGTCGCCCGTGCCCGCCGTCACAGGGCAGATGCCCGTAGCGCCGGGATTGCCGAGGAGCATGAAACCGCGCGGGCGGATCGGCCCGATGGTGGGCGTGGTGCCGCCCAGAAGCCCGGTGACGGGGTTGGTGCCGCCGCCGATGGTGAGGTTCGTGGTGTTGTCCGCGCCGGAGATGGGCTTGTTGTGGACAAAGAGCGCCACGATCTCGGCTGCGTTGATCACCTGCCCGAAGGCATTGGTCAGCACCCCGGCGAGATCGATGTCGTCATTGGCGCCGGTTAGGATCTGCCGCTGCGCCATGTAGAGGATGTCAGCCTGATCCGCCCCGGTGCCGAGCGAGGTGTTGATCACGGCGCGCATTTCCGCGCTGTCGATCGGTCCGAAGAGGCTGTTGGGGCTGGCCTGCGATGCCTTCCAAGAAATGCCGATATTGGCCTGCATGTCTGTCTCCTTTACGGCACTACGCCGCTTTCACAGGTGAGTTCGATGAAACCTTCCAAGCCGGGAGGCGGGCAGGTGCGGATGGCGTAGATCGTACCGGTTCGGGTATCGCGCATCCGCCATTCCGGCGTGATGGCCTTGGTCGCGCTCGATGCTCGGATCGTGACGACAACCGGCTGGCGACCTTCCAGCCGAGCCGATTGGACGATTTCGCCACCACGCAGGAAGCGGAAGTTGGCCCAGACCGTCGCGCGTTCCTGCCAGCCCGAGATCGTTCCGCCTTGTCCATTCGGCGCACTGGTGGGCGCGTCGAAGGCAACGCGGCGGTCAAGTGAACCAGCCGTCACAGCCGGTTCCAGCGCAGGGAGGCCATCAACGCCTCGACAGCCATAGGAACGCTGTCCATGGCCCCACCGGCGACAGCCTCGCGATGCTTGTACCAGTGGCCGACCAGCATCTTGATCACGGTCCGCGTCACAGCGAGGTGCGCCGCGGGCATGGCACACGTCATGTTGACGAAGATCCGGGACGCGGACGGACCTTCGGCATCCACCACGAAACCACCCGGCACGGCGCGCAGCTCCGCAGAGGCCGCGGGCTGCTCGGCGTCATTGGCATCGAGGTAGGTCACGGTCACGCTTGACACGTCGGGAAGCGCAAGCGGCAGCGTGCCCCAAGCGCAGAACTCTTGCCGCCAAACCTGAGACAGGATCGCGCGGCCCAGAACACCCCTCCAGCCGTCCAGATAGCCGACCGCCGCCGCTTCGATCTGCGCGATCAGCGCGTCTTCATCTGCATGATCGACGCGCAGGTGCAGCTTGAGATCGGCGAGCGGCACAACAGGGGTGGCCGGAGGGGTGATCAGGGTGAGCATCATATCAATGCTGACCCTTGTCTTCTTTGGCGGCAGAGACGGCCGCAGCCTTTGCCGCCGCAACCTCGGCCTTCTCATCGACCACCGAGGCAATCCCGGCGGCGGCGAGCTGCTTCACGGTCACCTCGTCGAAGGCGGCAGTCTCCCCGGGCTGGTACATGCGCCAGCCCTTCGCAAAGCGGACCCGGATCATTGCGGCAGCCGGTTCGCGCCGCCCGTCACCAGGACGGCCGAAAGCGCCGCGGTGTCGGTGTTTGCCGCGCTCAGATCCGGGGTGAAGTTGCACCGCACATAGCGGCCCGCACCACGGAGGTTCAGAGACACCTCGAATGTGCCGGTGACCGTACCACCGCCTGCCGGGCCAGTCGCCACAACAGCCGCCGGGGCAGATGCGAGGGTCGCAGCGTCACCCAGGTTGGACGCCTGCCCTTCCTGCACGGTATAGGCCAGCGAGAGGGTGGCGGTGGCCGCAAGCGTGGCGGTAAACGGGATCGCCAGAACGGCGCTCTCCGGCCAGCCGATGGCCGCACGGTCGATGATGACGCCGGTCACGGCGGTATTGTCGCCACCACCACCAGCGGTGATGGAGGTGTTTGCGGCAGCGCGATCAACCTTGATCAGCGAGCCGATGTCACGAAGTTGCGTGGTCATAGGTAATCCTCCGGCCCATGGGCCATGACATGCTGCAGGGGAGATGGGCCGGGCTCGCCCGGCCCATCACGATCAGGCGTCGACCCAGTTGATGCCGGTCATCACGGCAACGGCAGGCAGATGCCGAAGGCCGATGTCGTGATGCTGGATCGCCCGCATCACGGTTTCGTCGCGGCTGAACGCGGCCTGCATCGTCCCGGTCGCATCCTTGTAGGCCGCTTCCGTCGAGGTCGCGATCTCGAGGCCCGAATGCTCGCCCACGAGCACATGCGGGAAGGCGATGAGATACAGCTCCGATTCCGCGCCACCGCCGAGGTTGATCGGAATGGTGGTGGTGTCGAAGAACGGCAGGTTGCGCAGGCGACCCTGTTGCATCTCCGGGAAGCCGTAGTTGCCGTTCCCGTCGCGGATGTTCCGCAGGCGCATCATGGTACGGGGTGCGCCGACCCACGCCGCACCGGCGAGCGAGATGTTTTGGTTCAGCAGAGCCAGTTCCATCCGCCCCAGATCGCCGGTGATCGACGCCAGCGTGTTGCCAGCCGTCACCGCGAGGATGTTGGTCCCGGCGAAGGCCGTGCCAGTCAGCTGGTGGCGCAGCCCGAGCGGCGTATTGTCACCCCCGACGGAGCGCAGGAAGTGGGTGTCCATGGCGACGGCCGACCCTTCGACGATGTCGTCCCGCACAAGCCGGTCAGCAGCGATCGAAGCCGAGCGCAGCAGATCGTTCGAGATCGGGATGAGGCCCGTCAGCTTCTTCGCGGAAAGCTTGACCTGACCGAGGCTGATACCGGTGGCGCCGATGTCCTGCTGTTCTCCGGTGTACGAGAAGTTCGATCCGGCCACCTTGCGGTTCATGGTCAGGTTACCGTTCGGCAGCGGGACGACACGCGGGCCGCCGCGCATGATCACCGACTGCGGACGCAGCAGCTCGATGATCTCGGACGAGACATCCTCCGGCACCAGGAAGCCACCGGCAGCACCGTTGGACATGTTCTGGTTGGCGAACAGGCCGGAATCGCCCCACGCTTCCGCCTGCTCCTGCGCCAGGCGCGGGATCCCGCCAGACACCGCCATGGCGCGCGTCATGCGGGCAAAGCGGATGCCCTTTTCGGCGGGCTGCGCGGGAACGCTGGCCTGCGGGGCCGTGGTCGAACCCGGCAGCGGCGCGACGGGACGGGCCGCGGCGGCGCGGCGGCGTTCCAGATCTTCGGCGCGGGCCAACTCGGCCGCGACCTTGTCGTCTTCCGCCTTCATCGCGTCGTACTGCGCGACCTGCTCGGCGGTCATGTCTTCGCCTTCTGCGACGGAGGCCACGAGAGCCTCCATCTGGTCGATGATGCCCGCGCGGCGGGCTCGCAGGGCCGTGATACGGTCCATATTAGCCTCTTTCTGCGGCTCGCCGCCGCGTCTCGATTTCGGCGGCATACAGCGCACGTCTGCCCCCATTGTTCTGCCGGGTGCGCCCGGATTCCTTGGTGCCGACAGCCAGAACGCTCTCAAGCGTTCCGATCCGATCGGCCATGCCTGCAGCGACAGCGCGCGATGCCGAGACCATCGCGCCCTGCCCGAACTGCTTCCGCACCTTGTCCATGTCGACCTTCCGCCCAGCAGCCACGTCGGCGACGAAGACCTCTTCGATGGCATCGACGTCTGCCTGAATGGCGGCGCGGCCTTCCTCGGTCGAAACATCGGGCCGCTTCATGGGGGCACCGGAGCTGACGATCTCGTAGGCACGACGGCCATTCTGATCCGGACCCTCCTGACGACTGACCGTAGCGACGACGCCGATCGAGCCGACCGAGGCCGAGCGATCCAGAACGATTTCGCGGGCCTGCGAGGCCAGCCAATACGCTGCAGATGCGCCCATGCCCGCGACGAAGGCGGTGACCGGCTTCTCGGCAGCCCGAATGCCATCCGCAGCCTCACCCAGCGACGAGACGACGCCTCCCGGGCTATCCACCAACATCACGATCCGGTCGACCTGATCGCTGCGCAACGCCACGCGCATGTCGTGCATCACTTCGCTCAGCGCCGTCCCCCCCGTGCTTGCGCCGATCATCGAGGAGCGCGGGAAAATCGTCCCGACGACCGGGATCAGCGCCGTTCCATCCCTGAAGGTGCTCATCATCGAGCCTTCCAGACGGGTTCCGACCGCCGCAACCGACATCCTGGCTGCTTCCATGCGCGCCTCGTGGCCATCGGCTGCGACGAGTTTCAGGATGTCATCGTTAAGCGCCCGGGCTGCGATGGCCTCGATGGCCTCGAGGTACTCGGGCAGGATCGCCCAAGGTGTTGCGCGGATCGCCGCGATGACGGCCGCTGCATCTTGCTTCATGGCGTGGATCCTTCCTCTGCGTCCGGCTGTTCCACCGGCTCACCGGCGACGGCCATGTTGGCCGGCCGCCAGTATTCGGTCCCCGCCGCGCCGGGGATCTTGTTCTGGTTCTCGCGCGCCCGCAGCTCATCGGCATTGGCGATGCCCATCTGACGCTGCAGCCAGTAGGCTTCCATCCGGCTCTTGAGATCGCCTTTCACCAGGGCGTCGGTGATGTGCTCGAAGTAGAAACCGAGCGGGGCGAACTGGCGGGTCGCGGCTTGCGCCACTCGCGCATAGTGCGGGCCGAGGTGGTAAATCACGAACTCCAGAGACTGCTGCTCGATGTTCCCAAAGGTGGCCTTGCTGAGATCGAAGATCAGATGGGGCGGCACGCCCCAAACCCGCGCCAGGTCAACGACCTGAAACTGTCGGGTCTCAATGTACTGGTTCGACTTCAGATCGTGGCTCAGGAACTCGGCCTTCAGATCCTGATCCAGCACGGCAATCATGTCGCCGTCAGGCCCAGCATAGAGGTTGGACCAATCGCTGCGGATCTTTGTCTTGTCGGCCGACGAAACCTTGTTCGCTGTCGTCAGAACGGTCGATGGACGCCCGCCCTTCTGCCAGAATCGCGCGGCATGATCTCCGGTCGCGATTGCGCCGCCAATGGCGTCCCGCGCGAAGCGGATCGGGTTCAATCCACACAGACCGTCACGGCTCATGCCCTTGACGTGCCAGATGTCGCGCGCCGCGAAGCGCTCATTGGTCCCGTCTGGCAGGGTGGCATCGTAAAACAGGATCTGCCCTTCGGACCGATCGAAAAACTCTGCCACGACTACCGAACCCGGCTTAAGCCGCGTGAGAGCGCGGGGGATGCCTCGGACGTCCCGCGAGACGTAGGCGTAAAAGTTCCCTGTGAGCAGAATGTCCTGCATCATCAGTTCGAAGAAGTCGAAAGCCGACTGGTGGCTGTTCGGCTGGCGTGACAGGAGCAGCTCTTCGGCGCGGTCCGATGCGCGCTCACGCCCCGAATCCGTGCTGCGGTACATGTGCAGAGGCGTCATTGCAAAAACGCCCGACAGGATGCGCAGAGCCTGAAGGGTGGCAGGAATCGAAAGTGCGGTGCCTTCGGTCACCCTCACGCCCGCCTTGGAAATGCCCCCTACAGCAAGGCCCTTCCACTGGCTTTCGCTTTGGACACTGTTCTCGGATGCGGCAACGACAGGCGGCTCGACGCGCGCAGCCGCCCGCTCCCGCCGATTGGCGGGCGAGAAGATGTCCATCAAACCCATCGCTTACAGTCCTGTGTATTCGAAGGCCGTTTCCTGCACCGCGACAGGATTCCGGCTCATCAGCATGAAGGCGTTGAACGCGGCGACCAGCGGGTCGATCTTCGCCTTGCCTGCAGTCTCTTTCGTGATCAGCACGGCATTGCCCCTCTGTTCCGCGCGGGCATTGCCCACGACCCATGAAAGCAGGCGCGTCCCACCGTGGCGGAACGTCCCATCCATCAGCTTCCGCTCCATGCCCCAGATGGCGGAGCTGAGCTTGTAACCCTGTGACACGGCGACCAGCTGCGCCTGCGACAGTCCCGCACCCGACAGCTCGTCGACCAGCGCAGCCACGCCAGCTGGATCGAGGCCAACTGCGGCGGTCTCCGGCAGCAAGCCTCGCTCGTTCAGCAGCTCGGCGATCTCGGCCACCTCTCGCAGATCCTGCGTCGGATCGGTGCAGATCGTGAGCTGACCGAGCTTCTCGAACTCCTGCAGCAGCGGCACGATCTCTTTCCGGCGGGTCAGGACCGTGGCATGCGCCCAGGCCTTGACCCACAAAAGCCAGTCCTTCGTCTCGCGACAGCGGCCGATCACGGCCACGCCCATCAAGTCATCAGCGCCGCCACCGTCGATGCCCATGACCGCGACTTCGGATCGCGCGAGGATGACATCGAGGTCGGCCAGTTCCGGCTCGGCATTGGCCTGCCAGAAGTCAGCCCCGACCCAGCGGTTGGAGTGCAACGCCAGCCCCACCTCGACGTTGAGGTGCTGCGTGGCCCAAGCGATCAGTTCAGCCTGCCCGTCCTGTCTTGCCCTTGCGAAGCCGTCCTGCAGCGCATCGAGCGTGATCGATCTGCCGAGGTTCGGCGTCACCATGTGCCAGATCGCCGGGTCCATCCAGAGCTTGTCGTCACTGGTCTGGATCTCCTCCGGGAACTCGTACAGCACCGGCAGGAGCCGGACGCGATCAGTCATCACACCGTCCCGCACCGCGCGGGCGTACTGCAGCTCGTCTCGAAACGCACCCGCTGGCGGGTGATCCGACTGCGTCGTGATCATCACGAGACAGGATTCCGGGAACGGCAGCATGCCCCCCCGGATTTGCCGGATCACATCCTTCGCATACGGGATCTGCCCCAGAAGGTGGATCTCGTCGATCAGGGCGAAGACCGGCTTCGACCCGGTCAGCACGTCCATGCCGAAGGTCCGAACTATCAGCCGCGCATTCGTGACGCGGCATCGGATCGTCTTCTTGTGGTCCTGCACATGGAACCGTTTCTGCAGGAACTCGTCCGCGTCGATCATGCCCTTGGCCTGCTCGAACGCCACTTCGCTGACCTTCTGGGTCGGCCCGATGATCAGCATGTCCGCATTGCGCCGCTTGTTCAGCAGCATGAACGTCAGCGCGATGGCCGCCGAGCTGGTGGTCTTTGCGTTCTTCTTCGGCACGAGGATGAACACCTCGCCGACCTGTCGAACCTCCGGGCCATTGGCCGAGGTCTGCATCGATCCGAAGATGGCGCGGACGATGTCTCGCATCCAATCCCCGGCAGCATCTGCCAGCTCCGGCTGGCCCGGAACGTCCGGCAGCCTGAGCTTGTTGAAGATCGCCACCGCCTGATCGGCTGCAACGTCATCCAGCGGCAGATCCGCTATCGGTGTCTCGCCCCGCAGGAGCTTCTCTGCCCAGTCCGGGCAAGCGAAGTCGAAGGCCATCAGTTCGGCAGCACGTCACCCCAACCCAGCGTCGGGGTTCGGGCTTCGTTGTTGAGCTGGTCCTTCTTGCCCAGCGGCGGCGCTTTCGGCTGCTTCGGCGCAGAGGATCGAGGCGCGGAGCGCGCCGCGCAGATCTTCTGGACTTCTTTCGCCGCCGACACGTTGCCGTCCAGCATCTTCTTCACCAGGACCTGCATTGCCATGCCTTCGAGAAGCATCGCGCCGTGATCCAGCTCTCGGGAGAAATACTTGCGCAGAGTCTTGGCATCCATGTGCAGATACTGCGCGATTTCTTCCTGCGTCTTGCCCACGGAGCGCATGGACATGACAACCGTTTGAATTTCCTTGCGAATTGTCGCGTTGGCCACAGCGGACTTGCGCCCGCGCGGGTCGCGGATTGGCTGAACCGGATCGCCGAGCAGATCGACTGCGGCGACCTCCCCGGAATCTCGCTTGCCCAAGGAAAAAAACCTCCAGATGAGAGGGGCGCGGGTCTAGGCGACCAAGCACCCCCAGAGTTTGACCCCCCCCTCCTTCAGCGGCGGTGCCTGCCCGCCTTCTCTTCGGCCTGCTTGGCACTGTCGTGGCACGCCTTGCACAGGCACTGCAGGTTGCCCTCGGCCCAGAACAGCGCCTCATCACCGCGATGCGGCACGACATGGTCGGCGACCAGAAGTGCCGTGTTGCCTTCGACATGGCCGCAGCGCTTGCAGGTGAACAGATCACGCTGCAGCACCGACCAACGGAGCCGCTGCCACTGCGCTGTCTTGTACCACCGGCGCCAGTGCTGGACCTTGTCCCTCGCCCTGCGCCCATCGGGCTGCAGGTCGTCGGCATAGCCGAGGCGCGCAGGCAAAGGGGCAATGCTGCCCTTCAACGCAGAGAGCCTGCCCATGCCACCGATCCATGAAGGGGAAATGCGAAGCGCCCGCTAGGGTGGTTCCCTGCGGG